GTGCCGGGGCGAAGAAAGACCCAAAAAATATGAACGCTCAGGAATGGGCGGATCATATGGCAAAACAGGAAAAGAAAACGTAACGAAAGGAGTGCCAGATGGCACCGACTCTTCTCAACAGTACCATCATCCTCAACGAAACGCTTCGTCTTTTTCGGACGAAGTGCAAAGCGTTGTCGGCAATCAACCGGGATTTCGATGATCGTTTTGGCGACAAAGCCGATCTGAAGCCAGGAACTACCCTGTACGCACGGAAACCGATTCAGGTGGTTATCCGTGACGGGAAAAAGCGCAATGTACAGGACACGGTCGAAGAGCGCATCCCGGTGTCGTGCACCACTCAGTACGGTGTCGATCTTCCGGCGTTCACCAGCGAACAGATGACCATGAATGTCCGCGACATTTCCAAGAACTATCTTGATCCGGCCGCGTCGCGTATGGCGGCAGAGCTGGACAAGCGTATTCTTGATTACGCGGCGCTGCATTTCCACCAGTTTGTCGGCACTCCCGGATCGACACCGGACGATTCCGAAGACATTCTCGGTTGCGGTCAGAAGCTCGACGAAATGAACGCTCCGGAAGACGATCGGTATGCGCTGATTCAGCCTGCAGCTAACACCAAGCTGGTGAAGGCATTTCAGGGTCTGTACGCGCCGAACGCTCAGATTTCCGACCAGTTCAAAACCGGGTATCTGAAAAGCTCGCTCGGTTTCGAAATCGCCACTTCCAACAATCTTGCCCGTATCACCTGCGGCACTCGCACCGGTACGGCCATTCTTGTCGATGATGGTTCCGGCACGAATCTCATCGAGGGTATGGAGATGGTTCACATTGACGGCCTTGGCGGTGCGACGCAGACCATCAAAGCTGGTGAGAAATTCACTATTTCCGGCGTGTACTCGGTTACCCCCGAAACGAAGATCAATACCGGATCACTTCAGCAGTTCACGGTTACAGCCGACTTTTTGGCCTCCGGGTCGGAAGGTGATCTGTATTTTTCCCCTCCGCTGTACTCGGCTGCCTCCGGTGCCCGTCAGAACGTAACCGCCCTTCCCGTTGACGGAACCGGTTCATCCAACGGTGAGCTCACCTTTCAGGGCACGGCATCGACGGCGTATCCGTACAACATCGCGATGCACAAAGATGCGCTCACGCTGGTCACCGCTGATCTCAAGATTCCGAAGAACATGCAGGATGCGCGACGCGACGTTCTCGACGGGATCTCGATGCGGTACATCATGGACTACGATAGCACGAACGACGAGTGGTTCAGCCGCTTCGACATTTTCTACGGAATTTCGTCTCTGCGGAACGAACTCGGCGTTGTCCTGTTCGGGTAATCCTGTTCAAAGTCATCTGCCGGGTGAAATATCCCGGCAGTAAATTCAGTCAAAACAAAAACGAAAGAAGGAAATTATGGCAGAGTATCAACAGCTTTCCGATGGTCGGCCCGATGGAACGCTTATCGGATCGGCAGCGGCGGACAAGGTTGGCTTTTTCGGGGCTATCCCGGTTGTTCAGCAGGCAGGTGCCGTTGCGGTAGCAACCACAGCGGCCACATCGACGTCTCCGTTTGGCTTCACCGAAGCCCAAGCAAACGCGATCATAGCCGGAATTAACGCTCTGGATACAGCCCTTACGAATCTCGGCTTGACTGCGTAATTAATATCGTTGTTAGGGAGGGGATCAATTCCCCTCTTATGACTATGATTAACCAAAAATCACTGGACAGACTAAGCGGCATTCGCCTTATGATTGCCACACCTCACTATGAGAACAAGGCGTATTGCACCTATGTCGATTCTCTTGTTAAGAGCATTGAGGCCATGCATGTAGCAGGTGTTAAATATATTTGGCAGAGCATCATGGGCGACAGCTATGTAGAGCGTGCAAAGAATTCTATATTAGGTTTTTTCCTTGAAAGCGACGCAACGCATCTGTTGATGATCGACTCTGATATGTCATGGAACGTCGATGGTTTCTTGCGAGTTCTAATATCTCCTTATGATTTTGTTGCCGGTGCGTATCCATGTAAAAATAATTGGAACGAATGGGGCGTTAAGCTATCTCTTGATTCTTGCTCAAAGCCGATATTTACAGAAGACGGATTAATCGAGGCCGATTATGCACCGGGTGGTTTTTTTAGGTTTTCGCGCTCGTGCATTCAAACTATGTGGGACCATGCTGTAAAACATGGGGAATACTACATCGATCCATCTTCGGCCTATAAAAAGCTTACCGCCGATCTATTCCAGCGAAGAAAAATAACCGGGCAAGCGCCTCAAGGTGAGGATGTGACATTTTGCGGTATTTGGAAAAATATCGGAGGAAAAATTTACGTCGAACCAAGAATTGATTTTGGGCATTCTGGAATAAAGGAATGGAAGGGAAATTACAGCAATGACCGTACTTGACCTGATAAAATCATCCCTTCGCCTTATTGGTTCGCTTGCTGCTAACTCTACCCCTGGAGCGGATGCTGAACGTGACGGGCGCGAAGCCTTAAATCTTCTTCTCGGGGAATGGCGCAACCGTGGACTGCTTACTATAAATGAGCGGCAGACATTCAACGTTGTTGCAAGCACCTATTCGTACACCATTGGAACCGGTTTGACATGGAACGGTCGGGCGCCGCTTAAAGTACTTTCGGCATACCTCAGAATTGACACAACAGATTATCCGCTTGATATTATCGGTGAATCGGAATACATGGAAATCGAAGACAAGGCGGTTGTTGCAAGGCCGTCAAAGCTGCATTATGCGCCTTCGGCAGATACCGGAACTATTTATTTATATGGAAGTCCTGACGTAAACTGTACGATTACGATTCTTAATCCGATAGTGACAAATTATACAAGCGGATCAACTACTATAAGCCTACCTTCTGGGTATTTGCAGGCATTAAAATACGCTCTTGCTGTTGAGTTGATACCGGAATACGACAATATTGATCCGACCTTACTTCAACTTATAATACGACGAGCGAATGAAACCATGTCGGCGGTGAAAAGTTCAAACCTGAAAAAATCTAAGCCGATTCAATTTGATACTCCATTTAATGGCATCGGATACTATAATCCAGATTCGGATACTTGGGAATGATATTCGATATCGTAAAAGGCACCAATACTGGAAGGTCGAAAGCTATTTCATGTGTCGATCTGGTGAATTTTTATCCTGAAATTGAAGATAGCGGGAAGTCAAAATATGTCAAAGCGCTGATTGGTTGTCCCGGATATCGGCTTGCGATTGAAGCGAACATTGTCGGATCTAATCGCGGAATTTTTTCGACAAGCACCGACAGACTTTTTACTATTGTTGGGAACAAGTTTGTCGAAATGACTTCGGCCGAAGTTAAAATTGATCGTGGAGTTCTTAATACCAGTACTTCGGAATGCAGGGCGTGCGATAATGGGGCGCAGTTGCTTATAGTTGACGGAACTGACGGTTACATTTTCAATCTGTCAACAAACGTGCTAACGGCAATATCCGACGCCGATTTTCCCGATAATCCCACCCATTGCTTTTTTACCGATGGATACTTCGTTGTGTGTTTTTCTGATAGCGGGCAGTTCTACTTTTCGGCTTCATATGATGGTACAAGTTGGAACGGACTTGACTTTGCAACCGCTGAATATTCCGCCGATACGCTTCAGGGTATTGCGAAGACAAGCAACGGAACGTTGTGGATGATTGGGAAACAGTCTCTCGAATTATGGCAGGGCACCGGCCTTGCTGATCTTCCGTGGAATAGGATACCTGGCGCACAAAAGGAAATCGGCTGTATTGCCCCTTATTCTATTGCTTCGAACGGCTCCCAAGTGTTTTGGGTGGGCAACGGTGTAAACGGGTATGGTGGAGTCTTTATGGGGTCAGGTTATGACGCTGTGAGAATAAGCACTCCGGCGATAGAAAATCAGATCAAGAAAATTACCGGCCTTGAGAACGCAACGGGATTTGTTTATTCGGATGAAACGCACTCATTCTATGTGCTCAATTTTATTTCTGAAAAAACATTTGTTTACGATATGACTACCGGTGAATGGCATCGGCGCGGATCGTACAATAATTACACCGGAACAAATCTTCGCCAGTTTGCCAGTGGATGCGCGTTTTTTAATGGTAAGTATTACGTGGGGTCGTGTTATGATGGAAACATTTACGAAATGTCGCTTGATCTGCTTGATGAAGCCGGTGTCAAAATAAAGAGAGAAATAAACACAAACTATATCAGCAACGAAAATAAACTATTGAGGCACAGCAGGGTAGAGATTGATATCGAAAAAGGTGTCGGACTTACTGACGGGATTTCCCCTACAGTATCTATGCAATTTTCTGATGATAACAACAACACATTTTCGAATGCAATGACTTCTTCACCTGGAAAAATTGGTGAATACGGAACGGTATGCTATTTCGACCGTCTCGGAAAATCTCGGATAAGAAGTTACTACTTCACGATGAATGACGCCGTAAAATGGATTATCAACAGCCTGTTTATTGAGGCGGGATGATGTCACTTTCAATATTCAGCTTTGCCGCTCGATCTATTCAAGAAATGCAAACTTGGTTTGTTGATATTGTCAACCATTTGTCGGCAAAGAATTACAACAATGGGGCGTGGACTCCTGTTATTACTGGAATGACCGGAACACCTACGGTTACGGCATGGTTTCAGCGTTTCGGGATTGAATGCAGCTTTACGATAATTTTAAACGGAACGCATACGATGAACGACGGTGCCGAAATAACTTTACCGGTTGCACCTTCTGGCGACGGGGTTATTGTTATGCATAGTCTGACGACGAATTCAACAATATCGACGGCGGCAATAGATTCGTCAACATTGACTGCAAAGATACCTAATTATTTTGTTACCGACGAAACGGTGATAATCAGGGGCTTTTACCGGGTACTTGGCATTTAAAGGGGAATATTATGGCTATAAGTGATGCAGGAAATAATTGGCTTGGTGGCGTTGCCGAAGCGCTGGTTCCCGGTGTCGGGTCGCAACAGGACAGAGAAAGAACTGATGCCGCGCTAAGAAAGCAAAACGAAGCCGGTGAAAAAGCAATAGGTTACGCCAAAGAAGGTCTTGACTATGTAAGAACTCAGAATGAGCCACTTATTGCCCTTGGCGACCGACAGCTCCAAGCCCTTAAGAGTGGAGTCGAGGGAGGGCTGTTCGATATGAACGAAGGTATTTTTTCGTTATATCAACAGCATGTCGTTCCGCAATATGAACAGGGTGGAATGTTTCAATATGAACAGCGCAAGAATATTGTAACACCTGAAAAGTTTCAGTATGCACAGGCTAACCCGGAGCAGTTCAGATATGAGCAGCAGGCACCTACCGCATATGGGCAACAGCAAAACACACAGCAGCAGCAAGGCGGATCGTCTTCGAGCTACAGGGATTCACTCGACCCTCAAACGCGTGCCAGTTTTGATAGGCTTCCAGCATCCGAGCAGGCTAAATATTTCAATCCCGATAATATGCAAGGGCAACCGTATAATGAAGAGTACGCAAAAACTTTGACACC